TATTATAGTATTTGAAGGAACTGTATCAGGATCAATATTTAACATCATTGAATTATCATCTGTGGGATCTAAACTAATGTATGCTACAATTTCTACGCCATCGGGCTGACTGAATCTTAACTGACTTAGTCCTGCTCTAAATTTTCCTGGATACTTGTCTAACATTGATAACCAAGAATGTTTGTTTATTACATCAGATAAGTCAATTTCTCTAGTGTTATTATTTGTTTTAATTAAAGATGCAACATTGTTTAACACTAATAAATTATAGTTTCCGTGTGTAACAGTAACAGACGTATCCGGTGAAATATCTCTAAACAATTCTGCTGCGCCGTCTTTTTCATAAAAAGTTTGAATATTACCTTTTGCACCGGATAAAAATAAGTTAGAAATTATTTTTGTTATAATTCCTAATTTTTTAACTTTAGCAGGTGGTGTAATCCACACAGGAGCCGTGAATGTCATAGTTAAAATATCAATATCTTCATTGATCCCTTGCGGAATAGTTCTACTAGACCAAGTTTGTCCGGTTAATTCCAATACGCTTAAACTAGTCCAATCAATGTAGTTGTCAGTGGTCTGTATTTCAAAACTGGGATTGAATAAAACGCAAATTTGTTCCCATAATTGTAACTTCATTTCTGTATTGGTGGTCCAAATATCTGCATTAAAAGTAATTGTCCAGGGACTTGGCATTATTCTTTCAACAGTATAATTTGCACCTTGAACATTTAAGTATTCATGATTATCTTCGTCCCACTCTCTTTCTCTAATATGAATTTTACTTACATGAGTCGGGTCTTGTAATCTATTTCTATCATATTGAAGATCTTTAATATAGCAGGCAATAAATGGAGCACTGGGGATAGTGTTTTCGCTGTTCTTTTTAAGAATTTGTGCTACCTGCCTGGACATATCTCCGTATCTTACCGGTACTTGAACTAGTTGTCCTTTAGAATCTTTGTATGAAAAATTACTTAACACATTTATAAACTGTGTTAGATATCGGCGTATTTGCCCGTCATAAAACCAGTCGATAATAGTACATCGGTGTTAAACCGAAGCCTCCTTTTTTAGTTTTCGAATATAGATATACATTTTAATTATCAGCCCTAGGTTTTAAAGCCTTGCTAAGGGCTTGCCTTTCTTTAACCACTTCGCCTGCAATAGTAGAAGTTGTGGAATTATTAATAAATCCTGTTTTTTGTGTTCTTCTAACTTTAGTTGTATCAGTAGTTTGTGTCTCACCAATTTGATTAACTGTCATCCTAACGTTATCTTCAAATTTAACCCAATGTCTACCGTCATACCTAAACAATCTATTAGGTAGATAGTCAGTTCTTAAGAAAAATTGTCCGTATTCTGCACTTGACGGAAACGAATTACCGAACCCATACGGAGCACCATTTGGAGGGACACCGTCTCCAGTAAGATAACCTACATAATAATTCTTTTTAGGAGAATGTAAAACCAAACTAGCATCTAATGCAGTATTATCAACTGCGGCATCTAAATCTATTTCTGAAGCATCTGCTAGATCAATTTCACCATTCTCTGTTAAAGGAACTACATATAAATGTTGAGTTTCGTAACCGCTTTTATCTACATCCTCTTGTGCCTGTGCAATGATTTGATTGTTAATATCAAGCGCCTGTTGCTGTTGAGACAGTAAATCTCGCAATGTACCTCCTGCTTCGTCCCCATTGGCATCAGTCAATGGTTTATCTAAAATTTCTTTAAATTCTTGTGTATCTACTAGAGGCTGGCATTTAGCACGAATTAAATGAGGGTACCATGTTTGGCTGTAACCGGATGCAGGTCTAGTTACTTCACTGACCACGTAAAATCTTTTTAGTGCAACCAGACTATCATCTAACGCATATTCGTCTTTTTGATGCGGTAATTCAATTACATCACCGGCTACAATTTTTCGACCTAATGATTCAAAACTGGAACGTAAATGAAATGTAATCATTATGGTATCATTTTGTAAAAATAATCCAAATTGACTTAAATTAAAATCAATATCCTGTAGCGTGTAAATTCCTCTTAATACATAGATGTTTGGTTCGTAATGGCGATCTCTATTCTCCATGAATAACAGATCTTGAATTCCTAGTTCTGGAATAGGGTTTGTATTGTTTGGTGTTGTGGGAGTACTTTCTCCCTCGGCTGGATTTACAGGTCCGAGATATTTGTGGAGGTAAATGTCAGTACCCCCAATTTGAAATTGTTCGTTAATTGCCCTATCTAAAAAACGAAAATCGTTTCCTTTTTCGGGCCTGTACAGTGATAATCTTGGCATAATAGTATATTTATTTGCTAAATACCATTATGACTGAGAACGAAAACGAACGCCAAAAAGTTATAGATTATTGCAAGTTAATGCTAGGTGGCGGCATGATCGATATTGAATTAGATCCTGTACACTATAACATTGCAATAGATCGTGCATTAAATTATTTTAGAGTTAGAAGTAGTAACGCCGTTGAAGAAAGTTATGCGTTTTTAACAATAGAAGTTGATAGAAACGACTATACATTGCCTCAAGAAGTTATGCAAATTCGTCAAATTTTCCGTCGTAGTATTGGTTCGAGGTCTGGCGGTGGACAAGGTGGTACCCTTTTTGAACCATTTAACTTAGCCTATTCAAATACATACTTATTAACCGCAACAAACATGGGTGGCCTAGCCACTTACTACGCCTTTGCAAGTTATCAAAAACAAGTGGGCAAAATGTTTGGCAGTGAAATTAACTTTACATTTAATAAAACAACTAAAAAATTAACATTAATGCAACGACCTAGAAGCGAAGAAGAAGTGCTATTATGGGTTTATAATTATAGACCAGATTTTAATTTATTACAAGATCCATATGCTAATCAATGGATAAAAGATTATAGTCTTGCAGTTTGTAAGATTATGATAGGTGAAGCCCGTGAAAAATTTAGTCAAGTTGCTAGCCCTCAAGGAGGAACAACTTTAAATGGTACTGCGCTAAAGGGAGAAGGCAAAGCCGATCTTGAACGATTAGAAACTGATTTAATTAACTACAAAGAAGGTGGAACTCCGTTAACATTTGTCATTGGTTAAAAAATATTTGACATTTTTCTTAAAAAAATGTAGATTATAACATCTCGGAGAGATGTTATGATTATAGGATTTTGCGGTTTTATTGGTTCAGGAAAAGATACTGCGGCAGATTATTTGATAAATGAACATCAGTTTAGGCGAGATAGTTTTGCAAACGCATTGAAAGATTCAGTAAGTCAAGTATTTGGTTGGGATAGAGTTCTTTTAGAAGGTAGAACAAAAGAAGGTCGAGAGTGGCGAGAACAAATTGACCCATGGTGGGCCGAACGTCTTAGTATTCCCCACTTAACTCCTCGTTGGGTTTTACAATATTGGGGCACAGAAGTATGTCGTCAAGGGTTTCATGATGATATTTGGATTGCTAGTTTAGAAAATCGTATAAGAAAAACTAAAGATAATATTGTGATTTCTGATGTAAGATTTCCTAATGAAATGAAAGCAATTAAAAATGCTGGAGGAAAAGTTGTTCGAATTAAAAGAGGTCCTGAACCTGTGTGGTTTCAAGATGCTGCAAATGTAAATGCAGGACCTAAAAATATGAATTGGACCATTAGTAAATTAAAATTGGAAGAATTAAAAATTCATTCTTCAGAAACTTCGTGGATTGGTTACCCTCTTGATAGCATTATTGAAAATAATGGAACCATAGATGATTTATTTCATCGGTTGGAAACACTAATTAAAAGTCGGGAATAAGATCTCCTTGACGCCAAGGTAGTTTTAGTTTATGCAAAATTTTTTGACAGTTGGCACAGACAGTTTTTAAATTAGAATATCTACAGTTTGAAGGATTTCCGTCTATATAGTACACACTAAATTGTTCTTGATGTTTTGATGTAAATCCGCACTTGTCGCAACTCTGTTTTTTCTTATATCCAGATTTGCTCCAATTGGGAATTCCATCTTTTCTTTTTCTTGAACAATGATCACATTTTTTTCTATAAAAAGGTTTTCCTTCTTTATAATAGTTAATAGCAACTGGTCTTTGCCCACATTCCTTACAAAGGTTCCTAATATATTTCATAAATAACGCCCTTTTGTTGCCCTTTTCTCTGTATTTAACCGGGATTTTTTTTTGAAATCCACTAAATACTTTAAAGAAAAATCCATTAAGGAGAATCATATAATGGCAACATTGGAATCACCAGGCGTACAAGTACAAGTCATCGACGAAAGTTTTTATACACCCGCAGCACCGGGAACTGTTCCGATGATTTTTGTGGCCTCTGCACAAGACAAAGTTAATCCAAGCGGTACTGTAGCACAAGGTACTACACAGGCAAATGCTGGAAAAGTTTGGTTAATTACAAGTCAGCGAGATTTAACTGACACATTCGGAACCCCTGTATTCTATACAGATGCTAGCGGAAATCCGCAACATGGAAGCGAACTTAACGAATACGGACTACAGGCAGCATATAGTACTTTAGGACTAAGTTCTCGAGCATATATTGTTAGAGCCGATCTTGATTTAGCAAGCCTAGTTCCTACAAGTAATATTCCTTCTGGAGATCCAGTTTCCGGAACATATTGGCTTGATACAGGTGCATCTACTTTTGGTATCAAAGAGTGGTCTAGTTCAACACAGAAATTTACTGTAAAAACTCCTATTGTATTAAATGACGATTCTCCTGATTCAAGTTTTAGTGGAATCGCTCCATCTACTAATTTAGGTAGCAAAGGTGATTATGCAATCGTAACTTCTTATTCGACTGCGACAAATAACATAATTTATAGAAAAAATAATTCAAACACCTGGGATCCTCTAGTTAACACATATGATTCTGGAAAACGATTAACAATTTCTGCACATTATTCATATCCTACATTTGATGCATCTACCGCTACAGGAAGTACATGGATTACAACAACCACTGCATCGAATGGAGCAAATTGGGTAGTTAAGTATTACAACGGATCAACACAAGAGTGGACCACAGTTCCTGCACCACTGTTAAATGGTGTAAATGCTGCAAACAAATATTATGATTCTACAGGCGGAGGCAAAAATGCTGCTGTTGGTAGTTTATTTGTAGATTACAATACTGAAGATGCTACTAGCGAAACAGCAAACTTTAGATTATGGAGAAAGTCTGCAGCCGGCGAAACAGTGGTTACTTTAGAAACAACAGCAAATAACAGTGACGGATCTTATAGTTTTAGAATTCGAACTAGTGATTCTGGAACTGAAAGTTGGAGTTCAGTGCAAACAATTAATCTTTCGGCAACAGGATCAACAGTAAAAATTGGTTCCTTGATTCCAGCAGCAATAAGTTCTACCAATGTACCAAACGTTACTGCTGATTGGGATGCTGACACAAATAGATTAACTATCACACACACCAAAGGTGGAAACATTCTTTTAGAAGATGTAACAAATACACCGTTGGCTGCAATGGGATTTGTAGTCTATAATACAACAACTCAACAAGGTACCCCGAACGTATACGCTGCACCTACTGGTTATACCGGTTACGATTATTTAATTTCAAATTGGAAACCATTAGTATACGAAGCAAAAGCAACTCAACCAGAAACTGATCCTGCAGATGGTCGTTTATGGTATAGTTCTGTTGTCGACGAAGTTGACATTATGTATCATAACGGAACAACATGGGTTGGATATAAATCATCGTTCCCTGACAGTGATCCAAACGGACCTATTGTAAGTGCAACAGAGCCAACAACACAAAGTGACGGTACACCATTAGTTACAGGCGATATTTGGGTAAGCACTGCTGATCTCGAAAACTAC